CAGCAGATTATGAAAGCATTTTTAAATCTAATAATATAACAAGTGGAGATGTAAAAGGTTTTTTTAATTTTGTAAAAAACGACTTTGTATCCGGTAAAATTAAGGGATTTGGTTCAGATGATGCTCAAGGTAAATATCGAGGATATACTATGAACATCCTTGTGAATACTCAACATCTATTGGATATTTTAAGTAGTACAGTGGATCGAGACAACCATTCAGACGTTTATTTTAAACCGTTTCTCGACAGAGTACTAGCTGATATAAACAAAGCTTTGGGAGATGTCAACGCATTTAGAGTTGGGTACAATGATGCAAGCAATACTGTTGCCATATACGACGATCAGTTTGTGCCACCAGTAGAAGATGAAGCTAGTTTAATGAGGCGTGATTTGGTTGATCCAACTGGCAAAGCAATTATACCAATTTTTGGAAAAACTAGCATAACTAGGACTCTAGAATTCCAAACTAATATTACAACTAAGATGTCAAGCTTAATTGCAATAGGAGCTAGAGGTGAAAAAAATAACGGATCTGCTCAATCTAACGATGCATCAAATTTACACTGGTTAAATCAAGGAGTAATAGACAGAGTAATAAAAGAAGCAGATGATATAGCAAAAGTTCAATCTGCAATAGCAGCGTCTAAGGTACCAACTACTGATAATACGAAACTATTGGCTAGTCAATTTAATACACATGTTGCTAGCATCTACGGTAGCAGTGGTACCATAGATAAAAAGCTAGTCCAACCTGCAACTAACTACTACATACAAGGAACAACATTACAAAAAGCTGCAGATTCAGGTTCTGCAGGCGCACCTATTATTCCATTAAACCTGAGCTTTTCAACAGATGGAATAAGTGGAATATCAATGGGCAATGTATTTCGAATACCAGAAGATAGGATGCCAATTTCACTTCGAGGCAGAGACAACTATCCTAGATTTGGATATATGGTTGTTGGACTGAATCATCAAATAGAACAAAACCAGTGGATTACCAATGTGAAAGGTCAGATAATAAAACTAAGACCGGGTGATAGTTACCAACAAGCATTAAAATCGTCAACTGCCACTGGAACAATCGCAGCTACAAATACATTAGCAGCAAATAACGGTACATCATACACCCCAAGTAACGGTCCTATTCCACCTGGATGTAAGAGAACGGGTTGTACAGGTTTTGACTCTAATGCCTACAAGAGCACGGCTTTATATCAAGATCCTGCGTTCAAACAAGGAATACAGAAATTAGTAGATAAGTACCAACTTACTGATCCGGACGCAATATATAAAATTATGTTTAACGAATCTGGAATAAAACCATCATCAGCGATATACCACGCATATGAAATAGATCCAGTAACAGGTAAAAAAGTGCTAAAGCAACTTAACCATCCAGCACCCGGGTATACGCTTTTTGCAGGCGGTCTTGTAGGCTTTACTCAGCAGACTGCTAAGAGTTACGGCACCACGACGGATGCAATAATTCAAATGAGCGGTGTAGATCAATTAAAGTACGTAGAAAAGTTTTATGACGGAGTTGCGAGTTCTATAAATGGAGGAGGATTGGCTCAACTATACGCCGTCACTTTCTTCCCAATAATGATTTCTCACTTAAACGATCCTAATTGGGTTATCCAATCTAAAAATTTATCGTCAGAAACAGTATCCTTAGCAAACAAAATGATCCCGTGTGCAGCTGGTAAATCACCTGGCGCCCAAATAACAGTTGCAGATTTTTTAATCCTTATAGGCTGTTTGGGCGGTTAATATTAAGTAACACATTAATATACTAAATGCATGTCAATAAAATATTATCCACTTAATAGAATTAAAACTGGACTCTATACGAGAGGGACAGCCTATGCACTAGATGGAAAACCTTACACAGGAGCATATTATTTAACATACAAAGGAGATGCTTATACAGGTACTAATCCAACATTTGGAGGTAATGAACCTTTATCACCGATACCCTTCGGTAGATCGATTGAAACAGTACCCTACAGTCGATTCGGTCTAATGTCGGAAGGCGGGAATCCAACAGCTATGGAAAGATCTCTAGTTAAAGTATTAACAACAGCAGGAGCACTTAAACAATTAGCACCTTACACACCATTAGTATTAGATTCAGACTATACACGTGGATACTTTACGAGGTATTTTATAAAAAGAATTGCAGATAAAGGGTATGTACGAGAGGTTTCATACAGTGACTGGGCTAGTGTAAGAAATGGGAATGATCCAACCTACGAAGAGTATGAAGCAATTGATATGTTATGGCAGTTAACTGGACCTCTACACGACACTAGAGTATCCCAGTACCAAGTAAACGGTGGAGTATACGACACAAACAAGAGAGTAACAGAAGCAAAGTCGAAAGGTTTTATAGGATTGATGGAATTTATCGGAGAAGAATACACGAAGTTTGCAAAGATAACAGTACCAACTGTTGGCTAATTCGTAAAAAGAGCCTATGTTTCATAAAAGGTTATGACGTATGGCATTTTATATAATAGAAACAAAGGAGCAGCTTAACAAGTTACCAATAACATCAAAGTGTTTTATAGACCTGGTTACAAACTCAGACGAGATACACTCTGCACTGACAAGTACATCAGCAATCTATTATAACAATTTTGAGAAGGGTTTTATTTTAACAGTAAACCACACAGAAGGATTTAGTTTAGATTTAAAAGATATTCAAAACTTCTTAGCACAACATGAAAAAGTTTACTTATTGGATGGAAAGTATCACTCTTACCATCTTACTTTACCTAATGCGGTTGATCTACACTTTACAGCCGTGGATCTATCTGTTCCTGTAGATAACTTTAACTGCGATACAGCAGTTCATAAAGACTTTTACTACAAGCATCAGTACAATCCCAACATCAATACACTAATACCTATTTCTAAGCACTATGAAAGGTGTGAATGTATGTTTGAGGGAATCCTACCACTCATAGGAAAGGAAGAGAATTTAGCGCAGCAAAATGCGTTTATCAATGCCTACAAATGGGTTGAAGAGCAAGGGATAAAAATAAACGAGAAAATCTTTGATAAATACTTTGAACCAACCTGGAAGGCTAATTCAGTTAGGGATGGAAGGATCTATACAAAGTATAATATGTACAATATTACATCAAGACCTACCAATGCTTATAATGGAATTAATTTCCTGGCTTTACCAAAAGATAAATCAAGAGCAGCCTTCATACCAAGCAATGATAAATTCATTGAGTTTGACTTTGATGGCTATCATTTAAGATTGATAGCAAATAGGATAGATTTCACTCTTCCGTCCGATGTATCAATTCACATCTATTTAGGACAGATCTACTTCGGCAAAGAAGAATTAACCGATGAAGAATACCAAGAATCTAAGAAGATTACATTTAGACAGCTGTACAATGGCATTGAATCTAAGTACCTCCACGTTGAGTTCTTTAAGAAGGTGCAGGTATTTGTTGACCAGCTGTATAGTATCGCTCAAAACGAGGGCTACTTAGAACTACCAAACGGTAGAAGAATTAATCCTACAGGGTTTTCTCCACAAAAGTTATTCAACTACTATGTCCAATGCTTAGAGACAGTTAATAATGTTGAAAAACTAACAAAGCTCAAGGAGCTATTACACGAAAAGAAGAGTAAAGTTATTTTAGTCGTATACGATTCAATACTGATAGACTTTGCACTAGATGAGGGAAAAGAGTTATTAGGGCAAATAAGAGATATATTACAAGAAAACGGTTATTTAGTCAAGGTTAAAATAGGAGGAACGTATGATTTCAGCTAGTAGTGAGCTATTTATAAGCAGTTTAACGCTTAAACAAGAGGATTTAATGAATAAATTATTCTGCACTTTTAGCTCTAAGGAGGGATTGGATGTGACTTTGGACACGATCAAAGCTAAGTACAGCATTATGTACGGTAAAATATTTATATTAGAGTCACTAGATTCAGATGAATACTTATGTACCTACAACATTGAAATCACTGACAACACGACAACCGTATTACCTAATACAATACTACTACACAGAAAGAAGGAAACTAATACCCTCTACACAATCAACTCCCTAAACGCACTTATTAAAACTCTTAATAACGGCGTATTGGATACCAAATTCCCAATTGACTGGAGTAACTACAGAAACTCAGTCCTACTTACAACTGGCAGCGATCTTCGCAAGCTATCTACAACCATTTACAAAATTATCAACTTATAGTTGCTAAAGTAAAAAAAGGTTCGTATGTTCAATTGTACACAATAATTTAATAACATAAAACAAGTTTCGTTATGGCAATGGATTTATCCGCAATCAAGTCGAAGCTGGGCTCTCTGCAAAGCCAAAGACAGGGAGGTCAGAAAAGGGATTTGTCGATGACTATTTGGAAACCTACAGTAGGTAAACACTCTGTAAGGATTGTTCCATCAGTTCACGATAAGTCAAACCCTTTTAAAGAGGTGTTTATGCACTATGGTATTGGCAATAAGGCAATGACATCACTAGTTAATTTTGGTGAAAAAGATCCGATCGTTGAGTTTGCAAAGCAATTAAGGCAGACAAGTGATAAGGAAAACTGGTCAATGGCCAAGAAGTTAGAACCGAAAATGCGTGTCTTTGTTCCCGTAGTTGTACGTGGAGAAGAAGATAAGGGTGTTAGGTTATGGGAATTTGGTAAGCAAGTTTACATGGAATTGTTAAGTATTGCAGAAGACGAGGACGTAGGTGATTATACTGATCCAGTTCAAGGTCGTGATATTACAATTGAAACAACTGACGGTAAAGCAAATGGTACTGGATTCAATCAGTCTAAAGTACGTGTTCGTACAAAGACTACTCCATTATCAGATGATGGTGCTGAAGTTAAAAAATGGTTAACTGAACAACCTGATCCGTTGAGTCTTTTCAAGAAGTATCCGTATGAGGACATGAAGGCAGCTCTACTTGAATGGTTAAATCCAGAAGAAGAGATTGCAGATGCTCCTACTGCAGCAGCAGCGGCAGAAGTTGAACCAGCTAAACCAGCATATGCACTTAATACTAAAAAAGCAAGTGTAGATGAGGAGTTTGATGAGCTGTTCAATATTACAAAGAAGAAGGATGACGACATCCCATTCTAGTAGATATTAGTATTAATTTAATTAAAGAGTAGTTATGGCAAAAAGCAAGTCACCTGAGTCAGGTTCATTGAATGAATCTGTATCAAAGGCAATAAGAGGATCATTTAACTTAGATAAGTTCATCAGTTCTAAGAATCTCTCTTCGACTTCTATCAAAATGAAGGAACAACAATGGATTCCTTTATCGCCTGCTTTTCAAGACTGCTTATCCGTTCCTGGTATTCCAATTGGACATATCACATTATTAAGGGGACATTCTGATACAGGTAAGACTACCGCACTTTTGGAAGCTGCAGTGAATGCACAAAAGATGGGTATCTTACCTGTTTTCATTATCACAGAGATGAAGTGGAATTGGGAGCATGCAAAGCAGATGGGATTGAAGTTTGAGGAAGTAGCAGATGCAGATGGCGAGGTAAGTGATTACAAAGGATTTTTTATCTATATAGACAGAGAGAGATTAAATACAATTGAGGATGTCGGAGCATTTATTGCAGACTTACTCGATGAGCAAAAGAAAGGAAATCTTCCATACGATCTTTGCTTCTTCTGGGATTCTGTTGGATCTATTCCATGCAAGTTATCAGTTGATTCGAATAAAAATAATAATGAGTGGAATGCTGGAGCAATGTCGCAACAGTTTGGAAACTTCATTAACCAGAAGATTGTACTATCTCGCAAGGTAAGTCAACCGTACACCAATACATTTGTAGCTATCAATAAGGTTTGGGTTCTGAAACCAGGATCACCAATGGAAAAACCTAAGATGAAGAACAAAGGTGGTGACACAATGTACTTCGATGCTAGTATGGTAGTTACATTCGGAAATGTTGCTAACTCAGGTACCAATAAGATCAACGCTGTTAAAGGAGGTAAGACTGTACAGTTTGCAAAACGTACTAAGTTATCATGTGATAAAAATCACGTTACAGGTGTAGAGTCTGAAGGTAAGATCATTATGACATCTCACGGATTCATAGTAGACGATAAGAAAGCAATTGACTAATACAAAAAACAGCATTCGAAAGAATGGTTAACAGCTTTAGGTGGTGGTGATTTCGAAGTCGTTATTGAAGTAGACTCCGATAGCAAAGATATTTACGATGCTTCTGAATCAGAATAGTCGTATCTTTATGGCTCACTAAAAGAGACATTATGACACGTATCAATGCAGGCATACCAGTTAAGTCGTTAACAGATAAGCATTTAATGGCTGAGCATAGAGAGCTCAAGAGGATTCCAAACGTGGTATCCAGAGGCAGGTATAATCTCAAAACTTCTCCACAAGAGTTTACGTTAGGAAAAGGACACGTATCCTTCTTCTACACTCGGCTAGGGTATCTAAAAGAAAGATATTTAGAACTTTATGCTGAGTGTAGATTGAGGGGTTTTAATGTTCAAAACTACGTAAACTCCTGGGATGGAGTTCCTTCGCATCTTATGGGAGGCTATACTCCGACAGAAAAAGCAATCCAACTAGTCAGTGAACGTATAAAGGACAGATTGGCAAACCCCCTTGCAAAACAAAAAAAAGAAGCCAATGAACGAAGATCTGAAGAACTTATTCAAGAATCTAAAAGAGACGAAGCAGGAATCCCTGCATAGAGATAGTAAAGTATTATTAGTCGATTCATTAAATACCTTTCTTAGGAGCTTTGTGATGATACATCACTTGAATCCACAAGGAAACCATATAGGAGGGCTGACAGGATATTTAAAATCTATTGGTCATGCTGTTAGATTAATTGAACCGACAAGAGTTATACTAGTGTTTGATGGTCATGGAGGATCAACTAATAGACGATACCTATACCCAGAATACAAAGCAAACCGTAAAATCACCAAGATTAGTAATTGGGATGCTTTTGATAGCCAGGAAGAGGAGTCTGAGTCGATAACAAATCAAATAGTTAGATTAATAAGCTATTTAAAGTGCTTACCAGTTGATTTACTTGTGATTGATAAGATAGAAGCAGACGATGTTATCGGGTATTTAGCAAAAGAATTACCAGAAAAAGTAGTAATATACTCATCAGATAAGGACTATTTACAGTTAGTATCGGATAAAGTATCAGTATATTCACCAATCAAAAAGAAATTCTATACACAAAAAGCCATCAAGGAGGAGTTTGGACTACCAGCTAAGAACTTTTTAACACAGAAAATACTATTAGGAGATAAATCTGATAATGTTCCTGGTGTAAAGGGTATGGGGTTAAAAACACTGCTTAAAATGTATCCGCAGATAGCAGGCGATGAACCTGTCACTTTAGAAGATATTGTCGAGTATTCGCAGGGAAAACCAGGCAAACACGGTGATGTTCTGAATTACGCTCATCAACTAAATATCAACAAGCTATTAATGGATCTAGCTGATCCTAATATCCCAGAGCAAGATATTGAAACGATAAGAGAGGTGATGGATAATCCGAATGACCATTTGGATATTTTAGCATTCCTTAGGTTGTACAACGAGGATACACTTGGCAATAGTATACCAAACACTAGGGAATGGTTATACACAGCTTTCAACAATTTGAAGGTATTTAAGAAACAATAGTTGGAGAAAAAGATTAAAACGAGTAGATTAAAAGAAAAAAGTTATGGTATTAAATCAATTACAGAATTACGGAATGGGCTTTCAAATAAAAGTTCTATCCAGCTTACTCAAGCATAAAGAGTTTCTACAAAACATACATGATATATTGGAGGAGTCTTACTTCGATAACCCGGCACATAAGTGGATTGTTGAGGAAGTATTACGCTATCACTACAAGTACAATGCAACTCCGACCCTAGATTCTCTGCAAGTTGAGGTAAAGAAGATAGATAATGAAGTTTTGCGAATATCTGTAATTGAGCAACTTAAAGAGTCCTACAAAGCATCCAATGAAGATAGAGAGTACGTTGAGCAGGAGTTTGCTAACTTTTGTAGAAACCAACAACTTAAAAAAGCATTACTATCCTCTGTAGACTTATTACAATCAGGACAGTACGATGATATTAGATATCTAATTGATACTGCACTTAAAGCAGGACAAGACAAGAATATCGGACATGAATACGAGAAAGACATTGAAACCAGGTACAGAGTCGAAGAAAGAGCTGCAATAGCTACACCCTGGAAACATGTTAATGAGCTTTTGATGGGAGGATTAGGAGCAGGTGATTTGGGAATTATCTTTGGTAATCCAGGTGGAGGTAAATCTTGGATGTTAGTTAATATGGGAGCAGCAGCAGCTAGTTTAGGCTTCAATGTTTGTCACTATACACTTGAGTTGTCTGAAGATTACGTAGGTAAGAGGTACGATTCTATTTTTACAGGTATTGAAGTACAGCATGTACATAATCATAGAGCAGCTGTAGAAGAGGTATTAAAGAAATTACCTGGAAAGCTGATTATCAAGGAGTTTACAATGGGTAAAGCAAGCATTGCAACTATTGAATCTCATGTACAAAAATGTACTGATTTAGGATATAAGCCTGATTTAATTATAATTGACTACGTTGATCTACTTAAATCAAAGAAGAAATCAATAGACAGGAAGGAGGAGATTGATGATATCTACGTATCAACGAAGGGAATGGCAAGAGAACTAAAAGTACCGGTATGGACTGTATCCCAGGTAAATAGAGCAGGTGCAAAGGATGATGTTATTGAAGGAGATAAAGCAGCAGGTTCCTATAATAAGATGATGATTGCAGATTTTGCATTATCACTATCCAGGAAACGTCAAGATAAGGTGAACGGTACAGGTAGAGTACATATTATGAAGAATAGATACGGGACTGATGGTATGACTTATGCAGCTAAGATCAATACCTCAAACGGTAATATTGATATAGAATCAGAGGAAATCGACGAAGATAGTATTGTAACAGATGGTAGTCTATCAAACACGAGACCACAGGTAGGTGCTTTTAGCAGTGACGAGAGAAACTATTTGCAACAGAAGTTTTTTGAACTTGCTAAGTAAGCTATTTATTAGTATAAAATTATCTGCATGAGTCTTCTTGATTTACTAAAACAAGCTAACCTCGCTGGCGGTAGTACCTTATCAAATAACCCTAAAACAAGTTATACAAAAAAGGTGCAAGCCAAAGAGTTGGTAACTACAACTGACCTAGTCGCCAAGGCTGCTACCGGTTACGCATTTAGACCTGATCCAGCACTCGGAAATGATTCATATACTAGTAAGATAGCTAATGAAGCAGCGCAGGGTA